GTAACAGTTGATGGCACTGGTCGTGTAACGGCCTTGACGCCAACAGCAATTGGTTCTGGTTATACCGCAGCTACAGTCGAAATTCTTGGACCTGGAGTCGGCGCAAGCATCACTCCAAATATCGTAGGCGGTCAGGTAACGAGCTACACTGTCAACCCTGGTGGTGGCGGAAGCGGTTATCAAACAATCTCAGCAAGAGTTCTTTCTATCGGCGGTCCTGTCCTTTCGGTTTCTCCGATTAGTGGGCAGTTCACAGATGGATTGGTTCTTACTGGTGTAACATCGGGAGCAAGTGGCACCGTAACAGCATTGGGTGGCGGCGAAATTTACCTCCAGCTTGCTGATGGTGTTGATTCAAATCATCTTTTGGAAGCTGGCGACTATCAGGCAGACGTAACTGGTGCTCCTGCTGGTTATGCTCTCTTCCGCTCTGGCGAAGATATTGACGTATCTTTGATCTTGGGCGCTGACCTTGCTGGTGACGGAAATTGGGAAGAAACCGCTCTGTTCATCATCAATGATGTTGCTGAATACAGAAAGGACTGCGTAGCATTTCTCTCTCCGCAACAGAGCGACGTTGTTGACAACTCCGGTAACGAAGCTGCTGACATCATTGCTCACCGCAATCTTCTGCCAAGCACTTCTTATGCTGTCATGGATAGTGGTTGGAAGTACCAATACGACAAGTACAACGACTTATACCGTTGGGTTCCGCTCAATGGTGACGTAGCTGGCCTTTGCGTCCGTACTGACAATCTGCGTGATCCGTGGTGGTCTCCTGCCGGTTACAATCGTGGCTTCATTCAGAATGTTGTTCGTCTGGCTTGGAACCCACGCAAAGCATATCGTGACTTGATGTATCAGTCTGGTGTTAACCCGGTCATGTCTGAGCCTGGACAGGGAACGCTTCTGTTCGGTGACAAGACAATGTTGACGAAGCCAAGCGCATTCGACAGAATCAACGTTCGTCGTTTGTTCATCGTGCTGGAGAAAGCAATTTCGACGGCTGCGAAGTACACCTTGTTCGAGTTCAACGATCAGTTCACACAAGCACAGTTTGTGAACATGGTTGATCCTTACTTGCGTGATGTTATGGGTCGCCGTGGTATCTACGACTATCGTGTCGTATGTGATGCTACTAACAACACCCCGACCGTTGTTGACGCAAACCAGTTTGTTGGCGATATCTACATCAAACCGGCACGCTCAATCAATTTCATTCAGCTTAACTTCATTGCCGTAAGAACCGGCGTGGACTTTTCGGAGATCGTTGGTAAGTTCTAAGGGACTTACCAACTCCCCTTCTAAATAGAAAGAGGTTACAAACACTATGCCATTTACGGTAAACGATTTTAGAGCAAAGCTGGTATATCAGGGCACAAAGCAGAATCTCTTCCAAGTTCTTCTGCCGTTCCCTGCTGTTTCGCAAGCAACATCACAGACTGAACTATTCTCCTTCATGTGCAAGGCGGCTTCGCTACCACCGGAAGAAATGGGCGTAGTTCCTGTCCCTTACTTTGGCCGTCAGATCAAAGTTCCGGGTGATCGTACATTCCCTGAATGGCAAGTCACGGTCATTAACGACGAAGGATTCGAGCTTCGTGATGCGTTTGAAGTTTGGTCCAACGCCATCAACGGACACTTTGGCAACCTGCGTAATCCTGCCGCTGAGTTGACGGCTGGCTTCAAGGTCAATGCTACAGTGCAGCAATACGGAAAGATTGGCGACGTTATCAAAGAGTACGACCTTATCGGTGTCTGGCCGAGCGCAGTCACGCAGATTGATTTGGCGTGGGATGCGAATGACCAGATCGAAGACTTCCAAGTCACATTACAGTACGATTGGTGGGAAGCCAGGAGTACAGTGTAACCTTCGATTGATAATCAAAGAGTTACAAAATTCGGTTGTCTAAATAGGCTTGGAGGCAGAAATGCACCAAGCCTATTTTGTTTATAAAATTGTTTGCCGTACAAATGGAAAAGTTTACATCGGTGCTACCAAAGATCCAGCCAACAGATGGAAAAAGCACCGACATGAGGCACGTTTGAACAGATACAACACAATTCTCTATAGAGCCATGAAAAAGTATGGTGTAGATGAATTTGAAATAGTTGTTCTGTTTGGAAGCCGAGATAGAGATTACATTTTCAATGAAATGGAACCTTTTTTCATTGAACAATATAATTCTACAGACCACAAAAATGGATACAATATGTCCAAAGGTGGCGAGGGATCATCTCATCCAACTTCAGAAAAAACTAAGAAGACTCTAAGCGAAATATCTAAAGCTGTGTGGGCTTCCAAATCTCCAGAAGAGATGACTGAATTCAAAGAGAAGATGAAGGCTGTCGGCGCTGACATATCAGAAGAGACTCGACAGAAACGCAGTGCAGCAGCCAAGATACAGCACGCCGATACTGAAAAAGAATTACAGATGAAAGCTGCTCTCATCACAGCCGGTCAAGATCCTGAACGACGCAAAGCCATTTCAGAACGAGCAAAAGCACGATGGGCCGATACCGTATTTCGGACGAAGATGCAAGCGAAGTATGCGACACCAGAACAGCGTGAGAAGAAGCGCAATGCCTCTCTTACAAGGTGGGCGGCAACCACGTCCTAAATACAAGTAACATTATGCCTTATAATCTCTTTGGGTTTTTGTTTAAGAACAAAGACCGGACTACACAAGAACAGCCGCTATCCTTTGCGCCGCCCCAAAACGATGATGGAGCTATAGTCATCGAACAGGGTGGTGCATTTGCGTCTGTTATTGATCTTGATGGCATTGTCAAAAACGAAATAGAGCTTATCACCAAGTATCGTGAAATGGGACAGCGCTCCGAAGTAGAAGGCGCTATCAGCGAGATCGTGAATGAAGCTATTGTAACCGAAGAAGAAAAATCTCCAGTATCACTCGTAACTGACAAGCTGAATTACTCAGACGACATCGTAAAGAAAATCCAGGAAGAGTTTGAAACCGTTTTGAACTTACTAGACTTCAACAACGAGGGTCAAGATATTTTCCGCCGCTGGTACATTGACGGACGCCTTTACTTTCACATGGTGATTGATCCCAACAATCCCCGTGATGGTATTCAAGAAACCCGCTACATTGATCCCCGCCGTGTGAAGCCAGTCATCGAAACCGAATCATACGTCTCACAAGAAGGCGTCCCGATGCAGACAGAGAAGCAACGCTACTACGTCTACAACCAATTCGGTACCGATGCAACTACAGCTACAACCGGCGTAAAAATTGCCTGGGATTCCATTTGTTACGTTCACTCTGGTATTCAAGAGACGAACAACACAATGATTCTGGGACATCTTCACAAAGCTCTGAAGCCGTCCAACATGCTCACGATGATTGAAGACGCCAGTGTCATTTATCGTCTATCTCGTGCGCCTGAACGTCGTATCTTCTACATCGACGTTGGTAACTTACCTAAGCAGAAGGCCGAGCAATATCTGAAAGACATCATGTCGAAATATCGTAACAAGATGGTGTACGATGCAACGACTGGTGAAATCAGAGAAGATAAGAAGTTCCTTTCATTCATGGAAGACTATTGGTTGCCACGTAGAGAAGGTGGAAGAGGAACAGAAATCAGTACTCTACCGGGCGGCGAGAACCTTGGTGAAATGGCCGACATCGAGTACTTCAAAGAGAAACTGTATCAGGCACTCAACGTTCCTGTCAGTCGTTTGAAGTCCGAATCGACAATGAGCTTTGGTGAAGGTGCAGCCATCACACGTGAAGAAGTCAAGTTCGGCAAATTCATCTATCGTATTCGCAATCGCTTCACTGAGTTGTTCGACGTTCTTCTCTCGACACAGTTGATGTTGAAAGGCATCATCGCAAAAGAAGATTGGCGACTCATCCGGCAGAAAGTTTTCTATAGCTTCCTGAAGGACACCTACTATTCCGAATTGAAGAACCTGGAGGTTATCCAGATGAGAGTCGGCGCAGTAGATCGCTTTGTGAATTACGCTGGCAAGTTAGTTTCGTGGGAATGGGTCCGCAGAAATCTGTTGATGCAGACTGACGACGAAATGAAACAACTTGACGCACAGATGCTCAAAGAAAAATCCGATCCACGATACCAGCAGCTTGAAGCAATGGCCGGTGGTGGAATGCCGCCTGGAATGGGCATGGGCGGCGGAATGATGGGCGGCATGGATCAAGGCATGGGTCAACCAGGAATGGATCAACAACAACCCGGCATGAACATGGATCAAGGTATTGGTGCTGAAGGTATGGGCGGCGGTATGGGCGCTCAACAACCACAGCAAGATCAAGGTGGTGGCGAAGAGGAAGATGACGAAGAGCAACAAGCTCCACCACAAGCACAAGCAGCGCAAGCCGGTGCTGGTTCTGATGAAGATGAAGGTGGCGAGGAAGAAGAGGAAGAGCCTCTTGATCCAGACGACCTCCCAACAGAACGAGTCACTAAGAATGTGGAGTCACTATGGCGTCGATAATTCATCGTGGATCAGTTCGCAACAATGTAC